TCAAATTATACTTCATCTCGGGCATCGCCGGAGAATTACCAGGAGGAGCTGTCGCGTTGTTGGAATAGAGCACCCCACCTGCTAGAATCTGCTGGATAAGCCCTCGTAAAACGTTCAGGCAAATATCGGGGTTTGTATTCCACCCAGTAGGAAATTGGTCAGTTGGGAACCACGCATTCCCGTAGGCATAATGCCCCTGATATTCGGAATCTGAACCTCTTGCCCAGCGCCGGAACTCCCCAGAGGAAGCTGTTGTCACTATAAAATTCCCTCCACCAAAAATATTAGCTGTCGAGTTTGACGTCGAGCTTAAAACAAACTCCTGCATTTGTCGCATATTAGCCATATTAGCGCATCCGCTTACTCCTGCTGAAGTAGAGAAGTCGTGTAAATCCCCAACCGCATAAACATAAACACTAAATTTAATCCCGCTCGTGCTAGTAGTTCCGGGGAGCCACGCACCATCTAAATCATTTTTAGTGGTGACCTGACCGTAGATGCTCATAGTTTGGTTATGAGTAAAAGCCGTGCCTGAGCAGATACCGCTTCCGATATAAGGCTGACCGTTCGGGTTAACCGAGGGGACAACGCCGCCGCCTGCGGGGGGAGAAATTGGAGTGGGAGTCATAGTTTAAGTTTACCTCTGATATTATATATGTTCTGAGGAATTCCAATAGTATATAAAGTCATGAAGAAAGTAGGAAAACTATCAGAGAGCCGTATGGTCAAACCACAAGAACCTAAATTTTATCCTTTAGTCTCAGACGATTTATTTGAGAACGTTGTTAAGGGTTATCCTGAAAAAGGCATTAAAGGCGGAACCAAAGCAGCTGCTAAGGAAGCGGCTCGGAAAAAGAAATTAAAGGAAGACGAGGTTCCAGCTCCTGACGACCTTCCTATGAATAAGCGTGGCAGGATTACTCAAGCAGGACCCGCTCCTAAAGTAACTCCCAAAACATATCAAACCTATAACTCCATGACCGACGCCAAAGACCCTAACTGGATTCAAGGCGCAGAAGCTGATATCAAACGTCGAGGTACCGAGGGTAAGTGTACTCCGATTACTAAGCCGGGATGTACCGGTAAAGCTAAAGCTCTAGCCAAAACTTTCAAAAAGATGGCTAAGAAACGTGACGCAGAGATTGTCTCCAAGGATGAGCGTAAAAAAAAAGTAGCTGAAGCTTTAAAACGTAGACCCGGAGGTGGTCGGGTGATTGATAAAGCCGAACACGACAAAGCCGAACAAGAAACGCACCGCAAGCACATGCAAAAGACGGGACGACCCGATAAACCCGGAGATATTGGCGCGTATGTTAAAAAGGAAGGTTCCGGAGGTCAATCGAGTCTTCGTAGAAAATTGGATTCTATTACTAAGCAACGTGACAAAAATCAAGATGCTACGTGGGACACCGACCCTGGCAAAAGAGCCGCCGCTCGAAAAAAAGAAGACGAGCTTAGAAAACAATCTAATCAAACCGCAACAAGATTAGGGCGCAAACAAGGTGAAGGTGATGTGCGTAGCCTGTCTCGTGACGTTAGTGCCCTCAAAAAACGAGTTAGGGCTGGGGAGTTCTCCTAATGCCTTTACAGCGAGGGTCTTCGAAAAAAGTAGTTTCCTCTAATATTAAGAAACTAAAGGGTGAAGGGTATCCTCGCAAACAAGCTATAGCCATCGCATTGGATAAATCAGGTAAGAATGAGAGCCGCGTAAACGCTATCCCTAGAGGAAAAGTTACCAACATGACCAAAGACACTCTTGAAGAGACTTACGTCGTCCAGGGCGCTAAAAAAGGCGCGTTCGGGCGAACCTTCAACAATGCATGGTCTGTCTCTAAGAAAGAGAAGGCATGGCTCGCTGGGGGCTTAGTAAAAAGAAAAAAGAAACATCATCTTCATGATATGAATTTGTACGACCTTGCAAAAATGTGTCAAGAGCCAGAAGGCGGATACTTAGACCCCCAAGAAATGGATAAGAAAGTATACTCCCAAGAACAAACGAAATCCATGTACTCAGAGGAGGTATACGGCAAAATGTCCTTAGCAGACTCTAAGATACAGAAGCGGAAGAAAAAGGTTCATGGAAAACTTCACCCGCACAAGAAAAAAGACGGCGGTACGTGAAACGGTCATCCCTAGCCTAGTTAGGCTGGCTTCTTAACAATCATCCCACTCCAAGTGGGTATTGTAGGATTAACAGGCATGGCTGTCGTTATCAGGGCACCATCATATTCCCCAGAATCCGGAATAGTTATATCCTCGTTAGGGGACACCACCCTCCAGCTATTGTAAGGAGCGGGTACTGGTTGCTCTGAGAATGTGGAATTAAATATAACGGCTGTGCCATTCGCAAATTCTCTGGTAATTACCTCGTTTACTGTGCCTCTCTCTTGCTCAAAGACAGGATGTATATTTCCAGCCGAGTTGCTCACCGGAGCCCCAAAATCAACATTATTTTCAGGGTATGCGTCGGGGGGATTTGCAGCGAATGTGCCTGTTGCTGTTTTATACTGTGTAAGACCGGGGGTGTAAACCAGCCCAAATGCGGCTAACCCGTTTATTCGCCATTGTTTGTCGCTCTCGGTATACTTCCATGTAGAGTAAGTAGGCTTCCCTTCTTTATTCAATCGCCTCAAGGTTCTTAATGAGGCGTAAAGTTTTTGTACTTCAGGGCTCTCCGCATCCCACTTCATAGTTACTTCCATTAATCCTGCGTTACCAAAACCTTTTCCAATAGCTTCTCCGCCATCAAATTGGTAAAA